CCAATGGTTTGCTGCACCATCTCGTTACTTAGCGTAATGACTTAAGGTACTTGATTACCCACCAATCATTTATACCGACAGAAGCCTTGCCATCTGCTGAAATACTCTTGGTATAACCCATAAAGTCAGGCATGAGTTCGATAGCCTCATTAGCTAATGCTTCAACATTATCTAAGAAACCTGGGATATCTAATCCAAGACGATACTTATCCCCTTTCATGCACCATTGTACGAACTTTTCGTTTAGAGGATGATAACGAACATTCTCTATAATGGATAATTGACGCAAAGCTACCATTTTAGAATTCCATATTTCAGGATCATAATAGCGCTCTTGTTCACACAACCTACCTAACGCTCGCAGAGTTGAGTAAACTCCTACACATATACCATTCTCTCTGTAATCAGTATGATGCCACCTTCTCAAATATGTGCAGTCTACATTGCTGGCGTACTGCTTATCAGGATTCATTTCTAAACCATGACTAGTATACACCTTGAGTACGTCATCCACAGTACAACCAGGATAGGATAAAATCCCATCATCACCCAAACACTGTGAATGAGGGTTAAGGGTACTACCTTGTGAGATTGCGGCTTCATGCTGTATTATCCGATGAAGAATGGTTTCATCTGCATTAGTACCGCCAGATCCGGACGCCATACCATGTTTTCCAGATCTGATCTTTCCATACGCATAAGCTAGAGGTATCTCATACTTAATTGGAAAGATCTCCTTCAACCAAGTGTTACTTTCACCAGTATCAGTGAGTAACCATTCCAACGCATCACGAGCTGCAAGTTGACAAGTTTCGTTGAAATGTTGGTCGAATTTTGAAAAGTCAGTGCAAATTACAAGGTCTTCAGGTGCCTTTGTGTCAAACAGTTCAGTGACATAGGCGTCAACCGTTTCCATGCTAACCCAAGCTGGAACTAGTTCTTTAGATTGTGCGGCTTCAACTAGTGGTTGATACACTTGTAATTCTTTGATGTTAACTGCGAATGGAAACATCCAAATCACTCGCTGTTTTACATCAGTCCGAGCAGGTCCGCCTTCTTGTCCCCTCCAACCAAGGATTGCACAACTCTCAAAGGTGTACTTCATTGCTAAGTTCTGTACGAATCGGCCATTAATTCTCATTACAAAGCAAGGGCTGGTTTGGCGCAATACAAGGCGACGTTTCTTAAAGTAAGGGCTTCCACTACTAGTTGACTTTTTCATTATGGCTACAGTGTTATCCTCACTCCTGACTCGCAGACCGGCGATCTGTCTCCATTCATTCTTAAAGGCGTCAAATGCTTCAGATTTGATTGGAGTTTGACTTAAGGAGATTAAGTCATAGTAATTCTCAATGTCATCCATTCTATCCTTGAGAGGTTTCATGATTGACATGGGACCGACCTTCTTACCGAGATCGATTTCAAAGTCATACAGCGTTGGCCACTGCGTTTTGATGGATTGTAGTTCCTTAGTCCAGCGGGTAACTAGATCAGAAACCGGGGTGTCCTTTCCATAGAAGTTGGTCCTGTATTCATCGGGTTGTCCATTTTCAACAAGCGCAAAGTACGACCGTAAGTTTGGATTAGGTAACTTAAAGCAATTTTCGAACTTAGTTTCATAATTTGGC